CGTTGGTGTTGGTGTTGGTGTTGGCGTTGGTGTTGGTGTTGGTGTTGGCGTTGGTGTTGGCGTAGGCGTTGGTGTTGGCGTAGGCGTAGGTGTAGGCGTAGGCGTAGGCGTAGGCGTAGGCGTAGGCGTTGGTGTTGGCGATGGTGGACTAGGAGGAGCTGGAGGACTAGGAGGAACTGGTGGTGCAGGAGGAGTTGGGTCAAACTCCTCTGGAAATAATGCACCTTCCAATATAGGTCCTAATAATTGAATACTACATTCACCTGTACTTAGATTGTAATCGTTAATTGCCCTTAAATGGTATGTATTTCCTCTCCATTGAACGATATCATTTAATTCCATCTCAAAGTACTTTGCTAATGGAATAATCGCTGATGCGTTAAATAAACGAGTTCTAGGATTGTATAATAAATCAACATACTTTTCCCAATAAGTTGTGTACAAAGATTGAGATGGAATTACACCATATGGTGCATCCTCATTATTAAATAAAAGTGATAATGAATCAGATGTTGTATTAATTCCACTATAATTGTCAAAATATGGAAATGATTCTTGTGCTTGAACTGATGAACCTGATGCTATGTAATATGTTTCACAATTTTTAGTTGAGTTGTAAAATAGGATACGTGGTTGAACTCTAGCAGGTTGATATGTTACGCTGGAGATATAAGTTGGTATGTATATTTTTTGTTTAGTTGCCATAATTTATTAACATGCTGCTATTGGTGAACCTGAATATAATGCTATACCTGATTGTCCACTTACTGAACTTACACAATCTATTGTTTGTGTTTCATCTATACAAATTCCACTACCACAATCTACTTTTCTACTACTATCATAAACATATGCAGTTTGTGATGCACCAAATGGTATTACAATTATATGTTGTGTGCTAAAACTTCCACCAAAACAAGGTTGAAAATCATAATTTACAAAAACATTTACAGGTGAACCATAGTTTATAGTTTCAACACCACTTGAATCGGTATATTTTGCAATAGTTGCTCTTGTGGTAGCTGGGTAAAGTGTACCTAAACAATCTAATTGATATGTGTTATCTAAAACATCACTTACACTTACTTTATTAGTTACAACAGTAGATTGAGAACCAGATACACCAGTACCATCTAAGTATATTAGTGGAGATGATGCAAAATTTGTTTTAACTTCAAACTTACCTTGTGAGAAAAAGTTTTGAGTATCAACATAATAAGTTTTAGCATATTCTCTATTAGCTTCTTTAGAAAATTGTTGCGATACATAATCATTATCAAGAGTGTCACCAAAGTTTAATTCGTTTACTGCAAGATTGTTAGCTGGTATTACTTCAATCTTTTCATCTAAGTTTATGTAATTATCAAAATTCCACAACGTACCTTTATTGTACCAATTATTAAATGTTTCAACTACAAACTCTCTTTGTTTAGTTTTTGATGGATATATTACTAAGTTAAATTTCTTTTGTACAGCAGTAATAAAATCAATTTGTTTTATACCATTAGTACCAAAAGGCATATTAGCCCCAATATTCATATTCCATCCTTCACCAACATTACCAACTTTTGTAACTTCTAAATATGATTTTAATTCACCATCTGGGTCCAATATAACATCAAATGAGTTATAATTTACTGCCTGATATTCAATAGCAAATTTGTATGAACCTGATGGTAAGTATGCACTATTCCATTCATCAGTTATTGTATATTTTTGTGTAGGTGTTGGTAATCCTTGCGAATTCCACCCACTTTGTAAATTTGTAAAGTATTCATTTATAGCAACTAAAGGAATACTATCTATTTTTGTATTACTTAAATTATATATTTGCAATAAAAACTTAGGAGTTCCAGCTAATGATGAAGTTAATGTATTACTTAACTTTATATTTAAGTTTATTGTTCCTCTTAACTTAGATGGATACTCTAAACCATATACTAAATCAGAGTTTATGTTATTATCTGGGTTATTAGTAATATTATACCAAGGTAAATATGATGATGCAGATGGAGTTAGTTGTCCACCAGTACTCCCACTAATTGGACCAATCTTTATCTGTCCATAGTTTTCTAAATTCTCTTCTGTAAATATAGGATATCGTAATGAGTTATTACACACCATATACACATTGTCCAAAAATGGATACTCCCAAAAAGAACCTGAATATGTAAATCCGTATTGTTCAAATATAGCATCCCATACTTCTTTTATTCTAATAGCTGGTTTATAATCCTGAACAAATAGGGAACCTGATGGTGCATCTATACCTGTTAATGCACTTTCTGGTGAATATATAATCTTTTGTCCATATTCTGCCATTGGATATACTATTGCTCCATTGAACAATCCGTTATTCCAACTTGATGTAATATTATTTATTGATGCTTTGTGATTAAATTGAGCAAGAGAGCTCGTCATATCAGTTAGGTATGTTCTATTAACTTCTCTTGCGAAAGATGAAATAGCACCATATAATGATACCTCATACGAATCAATAAACTTATTAGCTAGAACGTTTACTTTATTTAATTGAAGGTATCCTTGCGCTATGTAAATTCCACCGAAATCTAAATAGCAACTTACCTTTTGATTAGTTGCCCACGTATCGGGTGATAAAATTGATATATCATATACGTGCTCAAAGAAAGCATTATTCTTTTTTGTACCTGGCAATGTAAATTGACGAGTAAAATCAGCTGGAATTATACCTAAATCAAATAGACCTGTTACGTTATCAGATAATTTAATATCCTCATCATTAAATAGGTCTAAAATTTGACCATCAGCTACTAACTGATAATTTATACCTTGTTGCGAAACTACTCCCATATTATAATATTAGCTTAAAGCCTTGTCCTCTATTGAAATCAAATTGATATTGAATTAACTTATTAACTACACCTGTTTTAAATTCTATTGTATTAGTTGATATTGTTATTGGTTCTAATGTATTAGTTGCCTCATCACTTATCCAATATATTTCTTCACTAACTAATAGCTGTTTAAATATGTTATTATAATCCTGAGAAACCCAATCAGTATTAACTGTGATTGTTTCTTTTGAATCTACAATATAATTTAAGTTAGAACTATCATAATTTTGATAAGATAAAGTAGGGCCTTCCCAACTTCCAATTTGTGGTTGGTAGCTTCTATTAGTAGTTGTAAATGATTGTCTATTAACCATATCAAAGTTAAACCAATCAAATTGCCCAAATGCATTCTTCCATTTTAATCTTACATTTGGATATTTTTGTTTACACTTATATTCAAATCTTATTGGTTTACCTAATGCAATGTTACCATTGTATGCTTGTATTGTATAAAATTCAGATGATGTTGATAATGGAAACCCACTTTGTGCAGGTCCAATTGGTACATATTGTGTTTGTTGTGAAGATGATAATGACCCACTTACATTAATTGAACCATTACCTAATGAACCTGAGTAAACTACTTTAGTTGGTACTACATTAAATGTTTCAGCATATCCTGTATATACAGTTAGATTACCTTTATTAGTTTCAAAAAATGATTGTGTTACAGGACCAGATGTCATCAAAGGCCAATGTAATGATTTTGATGTTATCTCCTGTCCAATTGGTTGCTGGAATGTTGCGTATCCATCTATTCCTTTATATCTAAGCGATTTAGTTTTAGAACTGCTAACATATGTACTTCCACTAAGGAATTGCCAATAGAAGTCCATTGCTATATATGTTACGTTGGAAGAATTCTGTTGTGCTGATGCAGTTAGTGCTGAATTTATTACTTTACTAACATCAAATATTCCAACATTAGATGCATTTGGATATTTGACCATTGTATATTGTGGAACTGAACCTGATTGATTGGGTGTTCCAATCCAATAGTATAAATCACCATAATATTGAAATGATGAGGAATTTATTACCGATGTTGATTCAGAAACAGTAAATATAATTGGCGATTGTGCCAAATTTACTTGCGCTGGAGTTTGTGTTATTGATAAAGACATATTAAAATCTTATGTTTTATTACTTTAACAATAAAAATGAATAATTTATTGGATACTATTTCTTTTTACCGAAATTACCGAATACAGTTGATATTTGATTACCTACTTCTTTGTTAATACTTGCCACCAATCCTCTTTCCCATTCTCCAATTGCTTTTCTAACTTGTAATGAGTTTGCACCTAATTGTGCATATGGTCTTGGACCTTTTTTACTATGAGTACCTGTTCCAGTTTCTGCAAAGTATCCATACTCTGCTTTTGGTGGTGCGAAATCTAAAGTTACTGAATATGTTTTACCACGCTTTTGTGTCATCTTTGCAGCGGTATTGTATGAACCTACTCTACGATATAAATTACCTGTTAAGTATGGAGGATTTGGCCAACCTGAATATCCATTTTTGATATAAGATTGAGCAACATCCCTATATGTGTTAGCAACATTGTAGGGAAGTACACCATATGCATTAGCTACTTCCTGAAAAGTTTTCATTAACAAAGATTGATTTTACCTGATAGATTAAATAAACATCTATCAACATCATTGAACACAATTAAATCAAAATTACAAACCCAACCAGCAAGTCCATTATCAAAGTTGTCCTTAAATGGGGTGGCATTTGGTTCACCAGCGAATTCAAATGCATTTACACCATAATCAGTATAACTTAATAAATCGTTTAGTATGCTCAAAGTATTAGAGTGTATATCCATTGTATCATCAGTTCCGTAGAATGGGACTTTCTGATAATTTGTTCTACCTACTGATTCGTTATTTTTATCTTTAACTTTATCAGCAATTGTTAATTGAACAGTAAGATTAGTAGTTTTTGTACCAAATCTAGCTCCCAATATGTTTATATTACCAATTGGATATTGTGGAAATTCAGTTGTATCAATTTCGTACATATCACCTGTTGATACTTTAGCAATAGACGGGTGATTTGCCATAATAGTTGCAAAGAAATCTATTATGTTATAGTACAACATATAGTTTGTGCCTACATTATTAACTACTGCTTGTCCCATATTATTATAAGTTTATACCTCCAAAGTATTGGTTAGCCATATCAGGATAAATTTGAGTTTGATTCCCAACTGATTCTAAGTATTGTGGTATTTGGTTTGAATAAGATATTAAATAGTTCTGTGTTCTAGTAGAATAGTAATCAGCATTGTTCATAGCTTTTTGCAATAGGTAATCTATTTCATTCTTACCAACTGCATCACTCTGGTCTGATTTATGCTTTACTGCACCTTCACTTTTAAATTGTACTCCACTAAATGGTAAATACTCAACCGTTGCATACCATATTAGAGTTGGTTTGATATGTTCATTCATTAGGTCCTGATAATAAGAATCCAATTGACTGAATGTATTTGCTTCTATTCTAGCCTGTAAATAATAGTATAATACAGTTCCTAATATGTTTAGAATATACTTTTCTTGCGCTGTTTTTACAAACGGAAGTATTCTATCCGCATCAATAGAACCCTGTAATGGGGTATTTTTGATTATATCGTTTCTGCTAATAAATAATGCGTACGCCATATCTGTTTAATTAAATTGTATCATTTTGTAATGTATTGTTATCAATCATTCCTTCACCATCAGTTTCAGTAACATCTGGATTTTCCATTTCTCTATTGGTTTCTTCTGCTACCTGGTCAACTGTCTTACCAGTCTCTTCAGCAGTTTGTGAAAGAATAACTAATGGAGTTAATTGGTCAAAGTATAATTTAGTATCTTCATATCCACCATCAGCCAATGCAGTTGTTAATGCTCCAATGATTGTATTTTGGAATGGTTGTATTGTCATTGTTTGCATAATAGAGAATGCAGTTTTCATCTCTTCAGATTGAGAACTAAATCCATTATTCGCAGTACGGATACCGAATAATAAAGGAGATGTGATTCTATGTGCAACCAATATTCTATCCTGTGCATATTCTGAAACATATTGGAACTTCTCATGTAAGTTATCAATTTGTACAGCATCAATTGTAGGTTTTCTTTCTGGGTCATCATTGAATGTAAGAATAAATCTACCAGCATTTCTAGTACCTGTAAACTTAGATTCAATCATATCTTCAATAGTATCTCTCTCTTCAGGAGCTGGAATACCATTGTTCATATTAATCATTACCAATGGTAAGAAACCATTCTCAATATTGTTAAGGTGTAAGTTAGATAATTCAGCTTCTACAAATGAAAATTGTAATGCAGATATCCAATCAGGTAATGAGTAATAATATTTGCCTGGTGTGTAATTTTTAATATATAACAACTCCATCTTCTCATTTGATGTACCAAACGCTGGAATTAGTTTTTTACTTCTTTGTGCTTTATGGTCACTCCAATCAGTACAATAGTAGTAGTTCTCTATACGAGGATTATCATATATCTTTTCAGCACGAATGTTTTGTACTGGAACATGGTAAAATTTAATTACTTTACTATGGTCATCATTCCAATATACCTGATAAGCAGCATTACCATATAATTTTAAATCAAATGCTACTCTCTTTGTTTCTTCTTGTGGTAATACTTTATCTAATATCTTTTGTATTTCTTCACTTTTAGAATACAATCCTTTACCATAGATTAAATCAGCTATACCTTCAATACAAGCTGCATTTGTTGTAGATGTTGTATAAGCATCAGTTACATTTTGAAAGTAATCATCAATATCTATAATACCTACTGGCACCCATGCATATCTTGTCTTTACATCTTCTGTAATGATTGGTATCTCCTGTTGAGATAAACTTACTACCGAAAGATTTTGTTGTTTGTGTTTAATTTCCATATTAGTCTAATATAATAAATGCATTATCTGATAAATTACTGATATATCCATCATTTTGGTTTACATATGCTGGTTTATCAATAGATTGTGATGTATATACTTGTATAGAACCATTCCAAATAGAACAAGTAGTATCACTTATGTAAGCTCTATATTCATCACCTACACTAGATGATACAATAGAACCTGTAAACTGCAACAAACTTTGGTAAGCATTGTATGTATATCTACTAATTGATGAAGATGTATTCACCAATGTGTACATATCTTGTAGATGTAAAGTTAAATTGGAAGAACCCGTAGGTTTAGTTCTAAGTGTGAACACATTACTTCCAGATATATAGTATGATAGCATCTTGTCTTTATCTATGATTTATCTATATATTTAACAAACTTAACTCAAATTTTAGTTATTGGGCATAAAAAAAGGGAGAACTATGTCTCCCTTTAATATTTTATCTATACTGATTAAGAATTACTTCCGTAAACAATGGTTGGTTTTCCTGCTCCAGCTAATGCGCCGAATGGATTACCATAAGTAGAACCAGAAATGAATGCTGCTGGTAACTGCTCTAATCCAGTGAAAGTTACTGAATAACCATAAAGGTCACCCATAGCTCCACCAGTTTGAATAGTTCCTGCAGTTACATCTGCTCCTTCGTTTTGACCTACTAATAAAGCATCACCCGCCATTGTAGAAACTACAATTTGAGGACGGCCATAAGCCATTAGCTTTAATTGAGTAGTCATTTCGTTAGTCAATTTCTTCAAGTTAAGAGTTAATTCTTGAGAGAAGAAAGTTGTACCATTGTCACGAGATGAATTAACAGTTTCAGTATAGCTTGAGTTACCTTTCAATTCATAGTAGTACACAGTACTAGCTGAAGGAAATGCAGTAACTTCTCCGTTTGCGTTTTTAGTGAAAGAACCTGTTGTATAGTTAAGAAAGTAAACTCCTGCAAGTCCACCTACACTATCTTTACAAACTTCATTTCTTCCAGCGCTTAAATTACAAGCCATAATATTATAAGTTTAAATGTTAATTTTTTTAGAGTAAAGGAGGGAATCTCACCCTCCCATTACATACTCAATTTTTTTATTAGTTAGGAACTGCGATAACGATATCTTGTCCGATACCAAATTGCGTACCAGCTGTATATCTCATAATCACACGATAGTTCTGTGAACCATCCAAGTTAGCCATGTCTAAAACTCTAACTTCGTTGTAGTCACTTAATAAACCTGTTCCGAAGAATAAGTTAGATTTTTGTGCTGCTACTAAGTAAGAAGAAGTCATACCTGGTGACCATACTAATTCAATACCATTAAAATTGAATGGTTTTTCACCAACGTTTAATTGGTTGTTGAAACCGTTAGTAACACCATTACCAGACAATGCTTGTTGGTAAGCCTTAGCTACGTTAGTTGGGATGTAGATTACTAAATCCTCTTTTCCGTAAACTGCTTCAGGGATAGCATTTACTAATGCATCTAATTTAGTTAATACGTTAGCTGCAGTGATTGAACCAGAAGCAGAAGATTTGATTACTGCTCCAGTACCACCTGCTGCTGCTGATGCTGATAAAGCTGGTAATAAACCTGCGAATTGTCCGTTAGTTGCACCAACACCTCTCCAAATTGATTCTTCAGTTGCTTGAGCTACTTTACCTCCAACATAAGAGATTAAGAAGTCATTGAAAGAAGCTGGAATCTCATCGAATGCAGAGTAACCCAATTGAAGAGCTTCCCACGAATCTACGAATTCTTGCTTACATAATTCTAAGTTTACTTGTAATTCTTTAGGTTCGATAATTCTTTCAGAAAGAGCTACTGTACCTGAAGTTACGAAATTACAAGATGCATCATTTACAATGCTATCAACATCAATTCTTTGGATAACTTGCTTATACTTCACGTTCGGTAAGATTGTGATGTTTTTGTTGTCCAAAGTTGTAGCTGATAACAACGCTGCTGCAATATACTTACCAGCGAATTCACCTGCGTAAGTATTTTGAGTGAACCTTGGTTCAGCAAAGTTTTGTTGTTTTCTCATTTTAATTTTTATTTTAGTTATATAGTTTAGATAAGAAAGAAGACTGTGGAGTCATTATTTTCTTACCGAAATTTTGTTTTGCTTTAAATGGTGCTTTTTCCTCAACAGGAGCTCCATCTAATTTTGGAAGTTCTTCCTCTTCCTCTTCTGGGTCAACAGCTGCCATCATTTCAGGTTTGATTTCCTTAGTTTCTTCAGCTCCTTTACCATCATATATTGTTTCTTCACCTGATGGCTTTGGAAACATTTCTTCCATTGATTGCATTTTCTTTTCCATCTCTTCAATACGATATTGTAATTTTTGGATTACTTTTTTCATATCAGTATCTTCTGTCAATGGTTCAGCAGTATCGGTTTGCTCATCAGCTTCACCTTCACCACCTCCAATATCTTCACCTGCTACGCTTTCAAATTCTGCTTTTGCAGCTGGTTTAGCTTCCTCAACATTTTCTCTTTCAGTAATTACACCGCCTTCGGTCTTTACTCTAATGTACACTTCGTTACCTGATTCATCTTTTAATTCTAAATCGTGGTATCCATCTGGTGCTGGAGTTTTACCATCTTCAGTTACTACTTCAACAGTTTCTCCTAAGTCAAATGTTGGAGACTCTACTATCGCTCCATCAGCCAATCTAGCGTAAGTGAATAAAACCTCTTCCTTTGCAGAAAGAACGGCCATAATCTTACTTAATACGTGTTTTGGATTCATATTATTTATTTTTTATTTATTTAACAATTGTACTCTTTTTTATAGTTATTTTTTTATCCACAAGGGTTAATGTTTGGATTTTGAGTATTTCCTTCTCCTGAATAAAAGTTTCCGCTTGATGTAAAGATATGGTAAGTATAATGGTCAGTATTAATAATTTGACCACCACTAGCACTAACAATTAATCCTTCATATCTAAATGCTACAAAACCACTTCCACCCTTAGAACCTGATATATTATAGAATGAGCCTCCTGCACCACCACCAGTATTATTTGCTGCGTTAGAACCAGTTACTGCTCCACTTTCACCAGGTGCTCCTGGTCTAATTAATAAATCACTAAGTGTCATATTAAAATTAGATGAAGATGCGAAATAGTGATATGTGAAAGAACCTGAAGTTATAATCTCACCACCAGTTGCTACTGGAGCTCCTGAATATCTTAAAACTACAGTACCATTACCACCAGCTCCTCCAGTTTCACCACCTGTTCTTAAACCAGAGGCACCAGCACCCATACCATTTCCAAAAACATTTCTATTAACTTGAATATTACCAGGCAAACCCGGAGGGCCTGAATAAATTCCAAATGGATAGAATGTTTGGTCATCACCACCAAATGAACCTGTTGAAGTAGAACCTCCACCATTAGCTCCTCCACCCCAGCCACCATTACCATTACCAGGTATAGGGTTTTCTCTTGATGCTCCACCACCACCACCATAGTAGAATCCATCTAACCATTGAATACCATTAGCACCATTTTGGTCATTTGATGAAGAATATGGATATACACCACCACCAGAACCACCACCAAGACCATTTTCAGGGTCTGTTCCTCCAGCTCCACCTTTTCCACCACTTGCTGTTAAAAATAAAGGAGTAGTTACATTTGAACCGGATATAAAAGATGATGTACCAATAAAACCATAGTTATTAGGAAATGCTGTTGTAATAGCGTTTTTACCACCAGTACCTACACTAATTGCAAAAGATTCAGATGGGAATGCTGTAAATGAACCTGTGTTCCATTCACCTCCCCAGCCACCTCCTTTAAAGGCACCACCACCTCCACCACCGATAATCATATATTCTATGACAGGAACACCAACTATAAAGCCAGCTCCACCACCAGAATAATAAGATGATGTAATATATTCACCACCATGACATCCTGTAAATGGAGGAAGACATCCTTCTAAGTTATAAACCCATTGAGAACCCGAACCACCATTACCATTTGATGGAGGATAAACTCCGTTATTACCTGCTCCACCAAAAAATGAATTTGTTACCGCACTTTGATAAACTCCACCATTTCCTCCTAATGCAATTACTTCAGCAAGTGATGAAGTTTGACCTGATGAACCAGTAGTTATAGCTAAACTGCCACTTACCGCTCCACCATTTCCCCCATCACCAATTCTTACTGAATAGTTTGAGTTTGCTTCAAAGCAATACGCTGCTTGTAATACTTGCCCCCCATTTCCAGCTTGTCCAGCTTTTAAATTTCCACCACCGGCTGAACCACCTCCACCTGCTACAATAATATATTGAGCTTGGTATCTAGGTGATTTACGTTTACCTTCTCCTAATGTGGGAGTTGTGTTATAATTTAGATTTAAAGTAGGCATATATTTTTATTATCTTAAAGCAATAATGATTTGTGCAGTAGAAGATGCTGATACAGCAGTAATAATACCAGGTATGAATCCTGATGCTGATGCAAATGTCAATACTGAACTATCATAAGTTTTTACTACTAAATCTCCTTCCTTTCCAACATATAGTCCACCTGCTACAAATCCAAATTGAGGATTGTTTTCGTTAAAGTTTGCAAATGTAGAACCAGATACTGGAGTTACAGCTACACCACCTACGAATTGTGGATTAGTTACATATGATTGTTGTGTTTCTAATTTCATATTTTTATTTTTATTTATTTAACAATTAAGTTTGGGTTTTTATTTAAGATTAGTTTGAGTAGTATTTGTATTGTTTAAATACTTTATAAAGATTTCCAAGTTGTTGTAAATTCATCCCAATAATATCCATTACCATCGTTAGGGTACGGTTGTGGTGGATTCCAATTACATTCTTCTTCATTCCATAACCAAGAAGGAAATTGTCTAGGTGGTATAAATGCATCTCTTCTTCTATCATAAAAGAAACCAGGTCCTGCATAATTCTTTCTGAAAGGAGTTCCACCTAATTTGTGTACTCCTTTCCATGTGTTATATGATGTTCTTTTAGCTCCATAATATACTTCCCAATCAATAGGATTTCCATTATCATCTAACACGATTTCATCTTCATTCTTTCCAACTATGACTTGTCTTACATAGTCATTTTCATTTAATATTGCGTAATGTGCCATATTCTATCTTTATTTTATATTTTAACTAAATGTTACAGTATCACTTACACCAGCTGCAGTTATAGTAGCAACTTTTGCTAATCCAATAGTTGATGTTGTTTGTGTTACACCTCCAGTGAATGTTGCTGTTAATGTTGCTGGAAATCTAATGATTACTACACCACTACCGCCAGGTTCACCATTTCCAGAAGATTCACCACCTGAACCACCTCCAGTATTTGCAGTACCTGCTACCGCAGTTCCACCACCAGTTCCTCCAGCTCCACCACCACCATCTCCTCCAGCTCCACCACTATTACCACCATATGCACCACCACCACCAGCTCTAGTTACAGAAGTGCCTGTGATTGATGATGCTAATCCGGTTCCACCAGCTCCACCAACTGCACTAGCTCCATTTCCACCAACTGCTCCAGCACCACCTCCACCAGAACCAGCAACATCAGAACCAGCTGCAGTAGTACCTCCATTAAATCCTTGAGTAGAAATACCTAAACCACCTGCTAATGTACTTCCACCAGAACCATTAGCACCAGCTCCACCACCACTTCCTCCTGCTCCAGCAGCTCCACCAACATTATCCATAATACCACCCCCACCACCTCCGGTTGATATAACTGAACTAAATTGAGATAATGAACCAGACCCTCTTAAAGTTCCACCTGCCCCAACAGTTACAGTATAAGAAGTTCCTAAAGCAATTGTTAATGGTGTTTCAGTTGCACTATTTCCACCTGAATATTCAGTACCAAATGAATTACGATATCCACCAGCACCACCACCTCCACTACGTCCACCATTAAATCCAGTATAAGCTCCAGCTCCTCCACCTGCTACTACTAAATAAGATGCAGTTACAGCTTCACTAACTTGATATTTTATAAAGTTTTTATCTGGTACTATTAAAATATTATTGTTATCTTTTACGAATACATTTAATAAATCTATTGATTGAGATGGTACAGTTGGTCCATAAAATGTAGCATCTGCAAAGTACACAGATTGAGTATCAAATGTTGCTAATGCCCCATTTGTTAATGTAGTCACAATTATTTCAGCAGTTTGACCAGCTTTAGCATTTTGGAAATTAAAGAATGTACTTCCACTAACACCAGCAGTAAAATAATTACCTTTTGATAAATCTATTGATGATGTATTTGAAGCTATTGATGTTGATACAACTAAACTTCTGTAACTACCAGTTACAATTAAAGAACCTGTTATTTCAGCAGAACCAGAGAATGGGAATCCTGCTCCACTTCCACCACCACCAGATATTATAATAGATGCTGTGTTTGAATTTACAGTTGCAGTAACACCACTTCCACTAAAGTTTAAGAATGTTGCAGTACCCTGTACAATTCCATCATCAGCTATTGTTGATATTGTTGTTGCTCCTGATGTTCCAGAAGTACCTGATGAACCACTACTTCCAGCAAGTCCGTTTACACCGCTTGTTCCTGATGTTCCACTACTTCCAGCTACTCCATTTATTCCACTTGAACCTGAAGTACCAGATGTTCCACTACTACCGGATGAACCATTTGCTCCACTACTTCCACTTGTACCAGATGTACCGCTTGTTCCAGAAGTTCCACTGCTACCAGCTACACCATTGATTCCAGAAGTACCAGAAGTACCTGATGTCCCACTACTACCTGCTACTCCATTTACACCGCTTGTACCAGAAGTGCCCGAAGTACCACTACTTCCACTAGTCCCAGATGTACCCGAAGTACCACTACTTCCATTTGTACCATTTATACCTGATGTTCCCGATGTACCAGAAGTACCAGAAGTTCCTGATGTTCCAGAAGAACCTGAACTGCCCGAAGTACCGCTTGAACCAGCAGTTCCATTTGTTCCTGCTTGAGCTACTAAATCCCATTTGTCTGGATATGCTATTGGGTCTTCATCAGTATTACCTACTACACATATATAAGAGCTACCATCATATTCTACTACATCGTTTACTACATAAATGTCAATTGAGTTCCATTGTCCTCTCCAAGTAAATGAGCTACCAGAAGTACCAGATGTTCCACTACTACCGCTTGAACCGCTGCTACCACTTGAACCAGAAGAACCAGAAGTTCCGCTTGTACCAGAAGTGCCGCTTGTTCCACTACTTCCTGATGAACCAGATGAACCATTAACACCAGAAGTTCCAGTTAATCCAGATGTACCAGAAGTACCCGAAGAACCATCTCCACCACTTGCACCATCTAAGTTTACAGTCCATGCTGAATATGTGCCACTACCAACAGTTCTAGTTGGTGCAGCAAATTGTAATGCTCCCGTTCCACTATTGTAAGTTATTACCTCACACTCTTGGAAGTTGTTAGCATCATATACTATTATTATTGATTGTGCTACTGAATATGCTAATCCAGTACCTACTGTTATTGTTCCTGCGTTACCTAATGTAAATGAAGTTACTGAAGTTGTACGATATAAATCACCACTTGCTCCCGATGTACCCGATGTTCCGTTTATACCTGAACTACCAGATGTTCCACTACTTCCACTGCTTCCGCTTGAACCACTACTACCAGAAGTACCTGATGTACCGCTTGTGCCAGATGTTCCATTTAATCCAGAACTTCCAGAACTTCCGCCTGTTCCATCAACTCCACTAGTGCCTGATGTTCCACTACTTCCACTGCTTCCACTACTTCCTGATGAACCAGATGAGCCTGAAGAACCAGAAACACCAGATGTTCCGCTTGTTCCAGAAGTACCTGATAAACCACCACTACCAGCAGTTCCGTTTGTTCCTGCTAATGCTACTAATGACCAAAACGCAGTTTGTATTGCTGGATTTTGGTTTGTATTACCAACTCCATTTATTGCTATGTATGAACTACCATTATATGATACTACATCATTTATATTATAAGATGTTCCACTATTCCAATCTCCTCTCCATAGAAAAGATGTACCAGATGTACCAGCAGTTCCAGACAAACCTGATGAACCACTACTTCCACTAGAACCAGATGTTCCGCTTGTTCCAGAAGTACCCGATGTACCGCTTGAACCAGATGAACCTGAACTTCCAGAAGAACCACTGCTTCCCGCAGTTCCACTTACACCTTGCGAACCATCTAATCCAGATGTTCCGCTTGTGCCCGAAGTGCCTGAAGTTCCTGATGAACCTCCACTACCAGCCGTACCGTTTGTACCTGATGTTCCACTAGTTCCTGAAGTTCCACTTGAACCGCTTGAACCTGATGAACCAGACGAACCACTGCTTCCCGAAGTTCCACTTGTTCCAGACGAACCTGATGAACCGCCTGTTCCAGCCGTTCCATTCGTTCCACTAGTCCCAGACGTACCTGATGTACCTCCGGTGCCGGATGTTCCACTTGTTGCTGATGCATATGATGTTCCATTTATTATTAAACTACCTGTTATACTGAATGAACCCGTAACTCCACTACTTCCACTTATTTGTTGTCCACCTCTAAATGTATTAGAACCAGTTGTTGCTAATCCAGATGTGTTAGCATATATGTTAGCTTGTGAACCTGTTACACTTACTTGTATAGTAGGTCCAACAAAGTTTAATGTTGTAGCTGAGCCCTGTGATACACCTTCATCTAATATTACAACACCACTACCTGATAATACTAATGCATCTACTTGTAATTCAAGCATTGCTATTGATGCACTTAATGATGATGAAGCAGAATTGAATTGACCTTCAGTTGTCATTGAGTCAATCATATCAGTATTAAACTCTCTTAGTCTAGTAGGAGTTATAAAACCTGTATTGTTATTTGGGAAGTTAGTTTGGTTTTCTTGTTCTAACTGCGTTTTGTTTAATTGAGACATGTGTTATATCTTTAATTTTTATATATTTCCTATATCAAATCCTGATGAGAACCCAGAACTAAACGCTCCTCTTTGTATTGGAGGTCCTTGCGTTTGTCCAATTCCTTGCTGTTGTAAAGCACCATTGCAACATTTTTTTGAATATGTGTCGGTATTCAAACACAAACAACCCATTCTTGAGTTCTTTGGAGATGATTTACCTCTAGTTGGCCCTAGATATATTCCACTATTTTTACGTTGGTTTTGTCTATATGCAGGTGTTCCCATAATAGGTTTATTTCTTTTTTATACTTTAACAATTAAAGAAGAAAAAGTATGATATACTATCCACCTTTCTTAATTGCTTCCTTATACATCAACTCTTCTATGAATGCCTCATCAGCTTTGAAAGCCAAAAACAACAGGCACTTCTCTAAGGGTTCTTTAGTAACTTCGTCAATTCGTTGGATGTCACCATTGGCAAGTTGGACAATTGATGGATAAGCTTTCCACTTCTTTCCAAAGTTGTGCTGATGTTGGGAGATATCTCCTTGAGGTCCATCAAAGAGCTCAGGGTATCTTTGGATAAGTCCATCAGTAAACTTTTGAAAAAAAAAACTGCACCAAAGTGTTTATCCATACTTACGTTTAGGAATCTATCTTTATCTATGTTGCCTGAATATGGTTGTATCTCATATAGTTGTCCAACCTTCTTTGTAACAGGCCTGTATAGGATACTCATTATCTCTGCCCAATTATCATCTATGTTTATGCTTTCATACTTAGTAATATCTACATAAGCACCATATGCCATTTGTGATAGGTTAGGTTCGAATCCATACTCAATCCCATCTATGTGTATAAGCTTTTGTAGAGGATACTCAATCTTATTTAGAAAGCTAACTAAATCAGTTACTATCTGATTGTATGTATCATATCTTAATCCGTTTATGTATTCAACTGGGAAATCACATAGGTGGTGAAACATACAAGCTACAACTGCATCTTTATCATCTTCATAGTTAGCCATATCTTTTCTTAAATCCAAATACTTCTTTAGAGTTACTGCACTCCAATCGTTTGGTACTACTATCTTTACTTCCTTCTTCATAACTAAAATTGTTTCTTTATTCTATATTGTTCCGGATTAACCAAATCTAACTCATCGGTTAGTTTGGCTTTCTTTGGGATATTTGTGATTGGTGTAATAACCTGCGAACTCAATTGGTTTAATTTGAATTGTGCATTATCCCTTTGGGTTGCCAACGCAAGCATCTCTGCTTTCATTTGTTGTACTCTTAATTCCATTGAGTGTACATACTTTGCCATCTCTATGAAATCTTCTTTTGTTAGGTTATCTAAGTCTATTGCCATATGGTTTTATTTATCTTACGCTGATTATGTATTTGCCTTGCGCTGTGGCTTTGTTTGATAACCTCATCATTGCTGCATATCTAGCTGCGTCAATTAGGTGATTATTGAAATCTACTGGTTTATCTAATTGCTTACCGAACCTATCTGAACTCCACTCATATGAATAGAACTCATTGGTTAGGTTTTGGCATGTCTTTGGTATGTTAATCTTATAGTTCTGCATTACCTGAATACCAAAGTTAATACTATCCTTTCCTTTTATTACAGGTCTTATATTCCATCCTAATCGGTATAGTTCATCTATCAATCTTGGTTCTGCACTATCAGCCCATATCTCTTCTCTATCTTTCACAACACTCCTTAACATATTATCTATATCGGATGTTACCATTCCTTTCTCATAGCAATGCTCCATAATGTATAGCTCATTATCCATCTTCCATACACTAACTAATGCAGTTGGGTCAGATGAGTATCCAAAGTCTAATCCGAATGCAACAAAGGTGGCTTCATCAGGTAGGAAATCTACTACGTTGAATTGGAAGATTGCTTTCTCATTACTTACATACTCTCCTAATCCATACACTAACCATGCCTTTGGATTTGTTCTTTGTAAATCTTCAATAGCTTTCTTAACACTAGCTTCTAAATAAGGATTGTTCTTATAGGTTGTAAAGTGTCTTGTACACTCTTGCATTAACCTTATCCAATGGTATGGAGATATAGTTGGGTTATAGGATAATATGATTGGACCTGTTGTACGAATTTGTAGCTGAAAGTAAGATTCTTCATCTATCTCATTAGCTTCTTCCAACCATAAGATAGTACTCTTTAATCCTCTCAGCTTTTCAGCATCATCCGTTGATATGAATTGTATTTGAGATTCAGTATAGAAGTTGTATATCCTATCAGAGATATTAAAATCATTTTCATTCCATATACCCAAGCTCATCATCACATCCTTAAAGTCCTTCATTACTGTACGTTTAAGCGATGGTATTGTCTTTCTTACAATAGTAATCGTTTCCTTGCTACTAAGAGCTTGTACGATACACCATTGAAGTAATGCGTATGTTTTACCACTACGAGTTCCACCTATGTGATGAGTTACTCTAGTTGGAGAATCCTGCTGATTACTATACGTTACTGTTGTATTAATCTCTAAGTTCATCTATGTTCTTTTGTGCTATGTTTACATTGATTGCTTGTATCCGTGTATCAATCTCTGCTTTCATCTCTGTCCTACTCAATTTAGGTAGGACATATTCCATTAGCTTTAGGGATAGCTCAATGGCTTTCTCTGGGTCTTTCTTTCTTATCTTCTCTAAATCTTCTGCTATCGTATTGAGTGTGTTGTTAGCAGCTCTAGCCAATGTTAGTTTCATTTGTTCGGTAGAACGATTCAATGCACCTGATGGTCTACCCTTACTTAATTTATTTCCTTTCTCAAACATAATATTTGTTATCTACTGATATTTTAACATTGATTGGATAGATTGTATTGATGGGTTGTGAGTTCGTTCGTTAGGCGTTAGTTATTTAAGTTTTGGATAGTGATATAGATTCATAAAGCAACCTACTTCAGCTTCAGGCATTATTGAATCATAAATCCTATTAACTGCCTTTCCAATAATCTCAACATAAGGTGATTCATCTAAATTTATATGTCTTGAAAGATACCCATCCATTGTAATAGTATCGTTTGCAGTAGTAGTGTTTACCGATGTAATCAATGCATACTTACCTACTCTACGGATTTCAGTTAGTACCTGCTCTACATAATCAGATGGAAGATGTTCTAATGTCTGTCTACATATAATTAAATCTATATCTCCATTCTTCAACTTTTTTAATTCTTCCAACATATCTCCTTTTTGAAATTGTATTGTATCTGATTGATATTGTGATTTGTTTACTTCTATCATTTCATTCACCACATCTATACCAGTGTATGTTGGTAAATCATCTTTTATCTCTTTCATCCAATGCCAATCACCGCAAGATAAATCTAATATCGTTTGTATCTTTAGTTGTTTTATTGCTTTCACAATTTGTACTCTAATATTCTTTGTGTATTCCAGCGATGAACCTAATCCGCTTCTACTTCCTTCTGCTTCCCACAATCTTTTATCGTAAGTGTTTGTGAATGCTTGTTCTATTTGTTCTTTCATATTAGTCTTTAAATGGGTTTTGTATTGTTTCTCTTAGATGCTTCTTTGCTTTCTTTACATTTAAGAATGATGTACTCTTACTGATATGGATTTCATTACTTAGCTTGTCCAACGTCATACCTTCGGTGAACACATACATTTGATAAAGTTTAGATGCCGGCCACAACTTCGTTCTCTCCATTGCCTTTAATTCTTCAATAACTCCATCGTAAGCGGTTTCTAATCTCTTATCGAACTCTTCATCGTATTCTTCTTCAATCGTATCGTAGTGAGGAGATATGGTACACATACGATTAAGAACTTTTACTTTGTTTATGAAACGGGTCTTAATGAATGAGTGGCAGTACATTAAATTAAATGAATCGTTACCCCACCATAGATTTGGATTAACTCTTTCAGCAAGGTAAAGATACAAGTCCGATACTAACTCTTCAGATATTTCTTTATTCTTTGATGTGTTATATGAAACTGCCATCAACCATTTGTGTGATTGCTTATATAGATTTTCTAATCTTCTTATATTTTCATCACCACTATTGAGCATTCTCTTTATCCTTTACAAATTTATTTAAGTCATTGATACATGCCATCCATAATCCACCTGATGATTGGCAAGTGCATGGTTGTGCAGTTCTTTCTCCTCTGATTGCGTTACACTTTGCCCACATATATCCTGCTAAGTGTGTAGGTAGGTGTGTTCCTACTCCTTGTAAGTTTAGTTTTAATTCCTGAAACTCTTCTAAGTTTAAAGGTTTATATCTTGATTCAGGTACGTTTGGTTGTAGTTCTTCCATTTTAATATAATTTTATTTGATTACATCCCCCATCATAATTAGGATTTGTTAGTTTGTTTAACCATTCTCTTCTTTCACAACACCCACAACTCTGATATCCTAATACATCTATTGCTATCCATTCTGATAATCTCTTTCCAAATCCTAATGTTACTACATGAATTAGTGCTTCAATCCAATCACCTAACTTTATTCTTTTTAGCATCTCTTATTTGTTTATCTTTAAAAAACCATTTCCTTACATTATCTAGCTTACTCAGCATTTGTAAGTTCTCTAATCGGTTATCAGTCTTTATATTATTTATGTGGTCAATTTCCATTCCTTGGGGTATAGGTCCAACGAACTCCTGATAAACCACTCTATGTATCCTTAACCAATTTCTTTTCTTATCTGCTCCATTTCCTGAGTAACCACCAATATAAAGATAACCACCTTTAGTTAGCTTTGGTCTTACTTGTCTCATTTCACCTTTCTTATTGTAACGAGGTGATATACGAGTTGAGAACACTTGACCTGTGTTAGTGATATAATAATCTGGAATTTCTGTAATTTGTTTTATTTTACTTGCCATTTGTTTTTTGTTTAGTTTGTTAGTGGGTGAACCCTACTATAAGTATTAGATTTTTTTTAAAGCAATAAAAAGGATGCCACTAAAAGCAGCACCCTTTAACACAACTAACAAATAAATATTTGCGGGGTAGGTGCTGTATATAAGATATAATCGTAAGAACAAACAAACCAGCGTCTATCCTACCCCTATGTACACTAGGTAATGGCAGTAACCCTTTGTACAATATTTTAACAATGCTATTCAGTTTCATCATCATCATTACCGATAAAGTTTAACATCTCCATTGTATTAATCTCGTAAATCATTTCCGCAAATAAAGCTCTAAGGTGCTGATGTTCTTCTCTAAGATACTCTGCCATCTCACCAAAGGTAGCATGGTCCATCATCCACTCTAATTCATTTACTTCTAAGTTTACCATTCTTGTATCAAGAAGGGTTTCCAGATTCATTTTTCTTTTCTTTAATAGTGCCATTTTCAATTATATAATTTTCTTCAATAAATTCTTTCAAGTCTTCTGAAAGTTTATTCTTAGATAGATTCTGCTGAAACGCTTCCTCTAATGCTTTGTTAATGTTTTGTTCCATAGTGTTTAATTATTTTTACATCCGTTACTCCTCGCTCAATCAAATAAGTCCTCGCTTCATCCATACTATTATGAGACTTATATGGGTAAGTTGGGTTATATCCACCTTCCATTTTATATAGATGGATTGATTCACTACAACCAAACGTTATGTATCTTATATTATCCATTGTTTTGTTTGTTTATTATTGATTACGTTATCAACAGTGTAAAGATACGAAATATTCCTGAATTATCCAAAAAATATTTCATTAAATTCTTCTTCTTTAAGTTTAGGTAAATTCTTATTTCTAAATAAATCAGGAGCAGGACTGCTGACTGCTTTACCAGGTAACTGTATATTGTCTTTATCTTTATCTTTATCTTTATCTTTATCTTTAAGGTTTTGTGGGTTAGGTTGGGTTATGAATAAACCGACTGGGTTTTGTGGGTTATTATTAATACCAATTGGGTTAGAAGGCCTTCCACCCCTTTTTCCGTTCTCCTGATTAGTTTTAACCTTTTTCTGATAGTTTTCAGATTGGATAATGAAATCTCTTTTGATAGCCATAAAAATACCCAACACTAACGAATCGGTTATTGTGGGTTCTTGTCCTAACCGAAATAACCCAATTGCTTTTATTAGGATACCTGCCTGTTCATCGGTTAGTGAATTGATTAACTCAAAATGTGAGTCATAAATAATAATGTTTTTCATAATATATTTGTTTATTGTTGTATGTATAAATATTATGCTGACACTACAAACGCTAAAAAAATGCCAATAATATAGAAATTTATAATCATTCTAAATAGTATTATTTAAACCTATATTTAAATCCACCACAATACTTAGTCCTACCAGCTATATTGTTTGATACTGTAGATTGTGTTCTATTATTATCCAAAGAAGCTTCTAATATAGATGAATATGATTTAATAATATTTCCTTTTTTATCTAATTTAATAACTTCCTTTTTATTAACTTCACTAGCTGCTTTTGTAGCAATAGGTTGTAATCTCTGAATATGACCTGATTTTGAATTTGCTTGTCCACCAAGATGTGCAATACGATTGCAATGACCAGATTCAACATTTTTTAATCCACCTTTACGTCTTAATTCGTTTGGTATTGATGAAGCAGCTATTGATGCAAGTGATTTCATCCTTTCAGCTCTATCAATTTTCCATTCTGGTATATTGAAATTTGATTCAATATTTTTTAATTCTAACTGTAATTTTTTTAAATCTTCCTTATTCATGTTAAATTATTTAATATAATCAATTTCCCAAGTATCTCTATAACCAGTTGGGTCTTCAGCTATAACTTCAGCCATCTTTTCAGCTGTACGAATACTTCTTTCAGTCATATCATCCCAATTATTATACATCCAATCTAATAATATAACTTTATCTTCATTACTCAAATCAACACAATTTTCATTAAGAATTACATCAGCAATCCAACCCCATTGTTCATCATCATTTAATTCAAAATCAGCTGGCTTACAACGTGAACGAATAGCATTTAAGTGAGCTTTCATATTAGCTCTTGCTTGTCCTTTCTCTCTTGCCAATTTAACATCATCATCAGTAGGTAGTTTGAAATTTGATGTAAAAATAAATACAAACCTATCAGTTGGTACTACGAATCCCATACGAGCAGGACTTGAATGTTTTTCAACTGCTTCTTTTTGAAGCTCTGAAAGATTATTCCATTGTGATTGTAATGATTTTTCATAAGCGTAAACTTCCTTACCACTTAATATATTCTTCATTATATTAACATTAATTTCATTTTTCAAAATTTCATCACAATCATCAACAATTACCACCACTTGCTCATCTTTTGGAATTACATGATTAGTAACTGCTAATTGAATACCAAATGAAAACATTGATATATTACCACTAATTGTTACGAAATTAACACCAGTACTATCTACCGATTTTTCAACAGTAAATGTCTTACCTAAACCAGGTGGAGAATAAATGTAAGTGTGCCTATACTTTGAATCTAATGTAGCATTAGCTGCTTTGTCAGCTAACTGAACTAAACGATTTCTTTTAATAGCACCCATTTCAATTAGATGTTCTTGCTTTTTTGTAAACTTAATTTTAGCCATTTTATATATGTTTATTTTATGTAAATCACTATTGAAGTACATTGTAAAGGTAAGTAAAAATATCCGAAAAAACAAATGCTATTTTACCAACTTTTGATGTTATTCTACCATGTCTATAAACACAAAAAACCCAACCGATATAATCAGCTGGGTTTCTAAATTATGGGTAAATAAACTAATCTTCTACTGGACCTCTACAATCAGGTACTTCTTTGCCATCTAATATCTTTGTACCAACTTGTATATAATTTTCCCAACAAGCATCAGAGTTCTCACCTAAATTTGTAAGACGTATTCCTCTAAAATCAGAATCGTACTTTACTCTAGCCATTACTTTTCTAGATGTATCTTTAATCTTACTCATCTTCTCTCTTCTATAATTAGAGTAACATATTGCAGCTGCAACATCTTGTGCTTTACCTGCTTTAATTTCTTCTGGTATGCAATATCCTAAGTATTGCTCTTCCGTTTCTCCTGCTTTTGGCTTATCTACTGGCATCTTTCTTTTTGGTTTTAGGTTTATCTAATTCAGCTAATTGTACGTTGTATTCAACCTCACACATATAGAATGCTTCATCCTCTTGCTTATTTCCATTAACACACAACTCAAACATACATCTTCGTATGTAAGTACTCTTATCTTCGTTCTTATTTATTACAGGTAACATAATTTGTTTTTGTTAAATATTTTTTGTATCTTTGTACCATTATAACAAAGTAATGTTTATTTGTTATACTATAAAGTTACACATGGCAAGAGGAAGAAAACCAAAATCAAAACAATACTTCACCCAAGAAACTGAAGATGCTATAAATGCATATAACAAGTCCACGGACTATTCTGAAAGGGATAGAATATTTTCACAACACATTTACAAACCATTCTATAAGATAGCTGAAATTGTTTACAACAAATACAAAATATCTTATATGGGAGAACCACGTGAAGCAATGATGGATTGTGTTGTATTTATGTTTGATAAATTACACCTATTCAAAGGTGAAAAAGGTAAAGCATTCTCTTACTTTACTATAATTGCAAGAAACCATTACTTTCAGGACTCAGCAGCAAATTACAAAGATATGAAAAAAGAATTGTATATAGATAGCTGGGGTGATGATGGTATGGATTTGGAAGAAGATAATTCAGATACGAATAATAAAAAACTTAATTCTGATTTTATTTCAAAGGTAATTCCTTATTTGCAAGATAATATGGAAGAGATAATGACAAGTGAACTTAATATTATGATTGGTAATCTATCATTAGAATACTTTTATGAGATGGATGAAATAGAAGATTTTAATCGTAAGTTCTTCCAAGCGGATATAGCTAAACGATTAGGTTTAGATAAGAAGCATGATTCTGATAGATGGAAAAAGATTGTTACTGATGCTCATAATAGGTTGAACATCTACTATTACAATGCCAAAAAACATTATTTGGAAACAGGTCAAATGCCTGAATTTAGAAAATCAAATCAAGTATCGGCTGAAATAATAAAATATATATTAGATAACTACGAACCACGTTGTAGTAGAACTAATGGAATACTTGCTATGGCTAGAAAGCTTAATATAGAAGAGAATATAATTCGTAATGTATTAACTTACGAAAGTAAGTATAGAAAAATGTATCACTTAACGTAGAGTGTTTTTCCACCTACTTTTAATTTACTTACATTTCTTAATATAACTGTTCTAAATCCAACACCTGCTTCTCTTACAATCATATAATAGTAAGGAGCTTTCCAATATATTGTACCTCCCATTGCTTTACCACCTGGTCCATTAACGGTAATACTATCATCAAATACTCTATTACTACCATCCAATTTAGTTGAATAGATTGTAACAGGTAAACCACCTCTACCAGCTTCTAAAATAACTTTTTTCATTTCCTGATAAGATATTTCAGTTCTTTTTGCGAATTCGTATAAGTTAGATAAAAATGCGTTTCTCATATTATTTAGTTATCGGACCTCCTACTACCCAAGCATCACACGTTCTACTTGCTGCACATTTGAAATCGAATGCTTCACAATAACCTAAATCACCAGCATCAATTGCCGAATACGGGTCATCCATTCCTTTTGCTTCTATACCTCCAGCAATACAATCTAATATTTGTGGAGTTTGGTAGAAGAATACACAATTAGCACATAGTGCTTTCTTAGCTTCTTCAACTGAACTTCCAAATTGGTCTGCTTTTGCTTTCCAATATTCTTCGTTTGGTTCGTTTGGATTTAAAGGTCCATACTTTGCTTTCCTGATAGCAGTTTGTCGATTGAATAGATTTAATCCAATGTTCTGCGTTGCTTCGGGACAACCACCTTCTGCTAACAATGCAGGGGCAATACTTCCACTTGCTATTTCGCCAGGGTATGTAGATGCGATTGATGGTTGTGCTTCTTGCTCTTCCAACAATCCCAATTCTTTTAGTTTGTTTCTACTCCAACTTAGGGCTGATTTACCACCCCATAATAGGTATGATATTGTACCACAAGCATTAACATCAGTTTCATCGTAGTATGTTTCAGCTCTACTCAAAAAAGAATACATTCTTTTAATTGTCTCAACTGATATTGCTTCACCATTTGCTAATTGTTGTGCTCTTACTTTACCTGTTTGAGTAGCACATTTATTACCATTCTTTTCGTTTAATTCGATTCCTCTTTTAGCATTGTTTTTAATCTCATCACCATAATCAGCATAAGATTGAAACTTAACTATATCTTTAATCATTGATAGGAACAAGTTGGCTTCATCATCACTTAACTCATCCATATCTTTGCTCATCCAAATCTCTTCTTTAGCAGCTGATACTAAGTTATGTCCAAATAGGCCTTCGATTGAGAATCCTCTTACTTTACCTTCCTTAACGTAATCATTCCATATCTCATCGTTGTTGATTCGGAATGTACCAGCCCAAGTTCCAACTGGAAGTGATAAACCATACACTGCTGATTTATCTTTCATTCTATCTTCAACTATCCATGACTCAACCAAATTCACACCAGCAACTGCACCATCGTGCTCTAATGTAGATTTGTCTGTGTATTTATTTTCTAAATACATTTCAGATAATCTTCTAATAGTTTCTGGTTTAAAGAAAACATGATATGGGTTTCCTTCACCATCTATACGCAATACCTTTTTATCAGGTATTAGTATTGCACCCATCACTAATCTCTTTTCATCATTTACTTCAGCAAACTTTATTTCTTCTTTATCAAAGTAAATAAAATTGCTTTCCATAGCTGGTGATTTAACTAATGAGATAGCAAATACTTCATCTATGTTCTCGTCTTCTATTACTAATTCGTATATCATACTATTTTAACAATTATCTTTTAATTTATCCTAATGTTGCACCTCCACTAAATGTTGCTGCTCTATTAGTCCTTCTATCTAATGCCTGTTGTGTTGTCATATCTCCACTAACTACATATGTTTTAATAGGTCTTTCATTATTTGCTTCTAACGTAGTAACCATCCTATCGGTTCTATTAGCTAATGTTTCAGCTAATTGTCTTGTTGGGTTTTGCCCACCTTGCGTACCTTGTATAGTTGGTGCTCCTTTTGATTCAATTGTTGGTAACTTAACACTAGGAGGTGTAGCAGATGCAGATGATAATGATGGTGAAGATACCGAACCTCCTCCTTCAAATTGTGTAGCATTAATTTGCTTAATTTGTACTGCTGTTGCTATACCTAAAGCTGCTGCGTTTATACCCTTTACAATAAAATCAAATGGTGATGGTAATGTAGATGGCTGTGCAAGTATTTGGATGATACCACTAGCTGCACTCATAATAGCAGTTGCCTTTTGTAATTTCTTTCTTTTCTCAAATGCCTCTTTAGATGTTTTAGCTTCCTCATCTAATGCAGATGCCAAAGCAGATGTTACACCTGATAATGCAGATAGTGTTTGAGATGCTACTGCTGCGTAAGAACGTATCTCATCTTCATCTAATTGTTTACGAAGTTTAACATACTTTTCTTTTATTGCTGTCTTCTCTCTTTCAGTAATATCCAACTTAGCTAACTCCTTAGCTTCAGCTTCATCTAATATAAGAGCACGATTCTCAAAATATGCTTTAGTTCCAGCTATTAGATTCTGACCTATAAGTTCTAATAAACGTAATTGTTCATCATATCCTTTTATTAACTTTTCGTTTTCTTTAACTCTAGCATCTTCTCTAATCTTAGCCAAATCATTTTGGAACGATTTCTCTATTTGCTTTAATACACCAGCTTGCTCTTCCGCAGTTAGTTTAGCAAATTCAGCAGTTGCTTTAATTGCTTCAACATCTTTATTTCTCTTTTGCTCTCTTGCAACTTCTGCTCTTAATATCTCATCCTTAATTGCAGCTAAGTTAATAGCAGCAACTAAATCATTATAAGTTTGTATATCTGATATTTGTTTATCTAATGCTTTCTTTTGTGCATCAATTCTTTTTTGATTATTATCAGAAAATTGCTTAGTAAACTCTGAAGTTTGTTTTATGTAATCTGAATCTAACTTAGTTAATTCAGCAGTATATGTTTTGTATTCGTTACTTGCTTTAGGATATAATGCTCTTTTATCCTCAATATCTTTTTTACGAGTTTCGAAAGACCTTTTAGCAAACGCTTGCTCTATTCTTATTCTATCTTCTTCACCATCTAAAAGTAACTCATCTAATTTCTTTTGGTATTCTTGCTCAATTAAAAGTTTCTCACCAACAGTTGTTGCTTTAGCTAATTCAGATTGTTTATCTAACTCTAATTGTTTTGCATTTGCATCTTGCTGAATTGCTACTGATGCTAACACATTTTGTCTCTCCTTCTCTAACGCAGCTTCATCTAACCTATCTATTGCATCTAAGTATTTTAATCTATCCTGAAGTGCTTTTTCTGCTGCTGCTTTAGCTGCATCTGCTGCTTCTTTATCCTTTTTCTTTTGTTCTTCTAAATTCTTCTTTTCTAAATCGGTTAATCTCTTTGTACCTTTTGTAAATTGAGTTTCAGCACCTACAAATGCTTCACCAACACCATCCTTAATTCCTTTGTATCTATCTTTAACATTGTTTACAAAATTACCAACTCCAGTAGTTACAGTCTTTCCAACTTCAGCTAAACCTTCTTTAATCTTATCTAAATCAAATGTGAATACTCCACCTAATACTTTACCAAATCCACCTATAATACCAGCTGCAGTTTTAAAAGTATTAACTAAGTTATTACCTACAAAGGTAGCTAGTTCTTTTACAATAGTAAATGAACCTTTTACAATAGCTGCAAAAGTAGCAAATGTTTTAGATAGTACTTTAAGAACTTTATCGTTTGATAGAAACTGAACAACTAAATCTGCTAACAACATAGCAATTGGTTCTATGATAGCAAACAATCCGTTCATTATCTTAGTAAATGCTTCAGTAATTTGTGTTAATTTCTTTTGTCCTTCTTCAGTTCTACTTAAAGATTCTTTTAATGCTAAAAAAGCTCCTACTATTAAACCAACTACACCTAATGCAGCAGTTAATCCTTTACCAAATCTATTTACCGATTCATTGAAACCCTGAATAGCTTGTCCAACTTGCCCTACTGGACCAGGTAAAGATGCTAACTTATCATCAATTTGGCCTGATTGGAATGCTACTCTTTCTTGAGCATCATTTAAATCATCCAATTTTGTTCTTAAATCTTCAAAATCCTTTGTACCTTCTTGCCCAGCATCAGCCAATTTTTGTAAAGCAACAGTTGTTTCTCTGATTTGAGATTTTAAAGATTTAAATTTCGAATCATTTTGTTCGGCTTTTTCACCTAATTGTTGTAAATCTTCCTGACCTGTTACCTCAACATCTATTGTTGTTGTGTATGTAGTAGTATTATCCATACCAAATTCTCTTTATTTGTTTAAATCCATCTTTCCATTTATATGGAATTGAATATTTTCCTTTAGCTATATCAATGTTTTTAGATACACCATAGTAATCGTTTTTATTTAATAAATCTATTAAGTGCTTTATCATATCATTTTAACATTTTTAGAACATTTTATAGGTGAACAATTAACATGCAGTACCTGCATCTCCCGTATTACCACCTGCAAAGTACCAATAATTTGTACCATTTGAATAATATCCATCAGTTACATATTGACCACTATCACCAGTTTGTGCACCCAATTGTGTATTATACAAATATACACCAGTACCTATTGAACTACTTAAACTCCATTTAGTACTCATATTAGTATATGTACCATAATTTGTACATGCACCTGGTCCACTACTAGCATCATATGCTAATAAAAAAGAATACGTTGCCGGTGGCGTAGGCGTAGGCGTTGGCGTTGGTGTTGGTGTTGGTGTTGGCGTTGGTGTTGGTGTTGGTGTTGGCGTTGGTGTTGGCGTAGGCGTTGGTGTTGGCGTAGGCGTAGGTGTAGGCGTAGGCGTAGGCGTAGGCGTAGGCGT